AGACGGTTATCGGGTATCGAGGTATCACGTTCGTTGTAATCGAACCCGGTCTTGTTGTAGTCATAACCGCTTGAATAGCCTACGCCACCCGGACGTTTCGGTGTGTAAACATATGCAAACGTGAGCGACAGATCCGCCGAACACCCAATAGTGCTGACGGATACAGTCGCATCACGCTTCTGATAAGGAAAGCCGGATTCTCTATAAGCAATCCCACTCTCGTTGTAATCGTAGCTGCCCGGATATTTTGGGGCGTAGTCGAACCCCGGCTCTTGATACTCAATCTCATCTTTATTGTACGGATTGACGGCAGGGAGCGGCACCGAACAGCCTCATCTTTCTAGCTAGTAACCGATGCTGTTTCTGGATCTCCCACTTTTCTGGCAGCAACAGCCTTAGCAATAGCGATAAGCGCCGCAACTCCGGCGATCTTAAAGGAATCAGCCCAGTCAGGTCCGGGTACAGCCATAGCTGCGGCCCATGCCTGAGCAAAGGTAGAGATTCCACGTTCTAAACTGTCTTTAATAAAACGCTGGTTGAACAACTTCTTGTCTCCGTATCTGCATAGCCGCCCAAGTCTTTGGACCAACTACGCCATCTGCAACGAGCCCTTTAGCTCGCTGCCATTGTTTTACTTTGGCGAGTGTACCACGCCCGTATATTCCGTCGGCTAAAGCTCCTACTACTCGTTGAACATGAACAACTGCTTGGCTGCGTGAGCCTTTGCGTAGTGTTCCGGGGAACGGGACAAGCCCGTCCTCTGGTTCTTTAGGTAAAGTCATTACAGGAACGCTTGTAACCATGCGACGGTGAATCATCCCTCGAAGTTCACTCATTGAGAACGAGGGATCTACCTTACGTGAAGTCCATTCTTTGTGACCTATCACGGCACAATCGGGATTCCATTTATGCCCGTCGCACAGAAAGGCGCACAAATCTACGAGTGCGTCCATCTGTGCCTCGGGTATATCTTCCCCCAGCCCGTCATTAATAAGAGAAACACCTATTAAACGAGAGTTGGCGCTGATCTTACCGGTACTAGCAGCGTCACCAGTAACAGGATTATTCTGCTGCATCCGTGTCAACACTGACTGTAAGCCACGGCCAGCGTGGTTAGCTTTCACGTTCTCAGCAGTCAACTTGACAATGGTGCCATCACGTTTGATGATGTAATTGTATAGAGGTCCGGGTACCTTGTTAACTCCTCGAACACACATTGCGATCACGTTGTCGGGATCGGCGTTGCGGTTTGAGGCGGTGTGGTGGACGACTATGCCGAATGGTTTGAGTGGCCGCCCGGTGTTGACTTTGCCGGGTGCATCAACTATCCGCATCGACTGTAACCCAGCTTGTTGTTTCTTCATCCCAATAAGCATAATCAGGAGGCGTCACATCTGGTTTAGCTGTTGGCGGTTGCCAATCAAGATTGCTGTCTAACGTCCACGAAGGGAACGGTTGTGGACTAACAAAAGCACCCATTGGGTATAACGGGTTATCTTCTACAAAGCTACAGCCGGGACCAGCAAATTGTTTGCGCATGTTGTTGTTGTAAGAAGTTTGTATCCACGTATCTGAGGTGCCGAAAAGCTCGTTCAAAAAATCTTGGCCCCGATGTTCGTCATCATTTGAAACAACAAGAACTCTTACAACTATTCCATTTTCTACTTGCGCAAAATGAGCCATAGTTACACCTCATACCTAATGATTACAATTCCCGAACCGCCATAAGCAGCGGCACCGCTACTACCACCGGCACCGCCACCAGTATTTGCAGTTCCATTATTACCTGCTCCGCCACCCGTAGAACCGGCTCCGCCGCCAGCTTCTACAGTTGGCCCAGATACATAATGACTAAGTCCTGAACCGCCGCCACCTCGCTTTTCATTTGACCCAGTACGGTAATTATTGTTTCTTCCAATACCTCCGGCTCCACCCTGAGACTGGTTGCTCACATTTATTAGGCCCCCTGCACCTCCGGCTCCACCGCCACCGTTACTACTCCCGTTCCAATAAGTAGTTTGTCCGCCAGCGTACCCTTCTACCGGGGTATAACCGCCTTCGTTACCGGTGCCTGCCAGATAACCGACAGAACCCCAAGAACCTGCGCCGCCACCGCCAGAACCGCCATTGGTAGCATCATAAGTCCAGCCAGCGCCTCCTCGGCCTCCACCAGTAGCTGAAACAGTTGTCCACCCGCTGCCAGTTGTTTGGCTTACAGACCCGTCGCTTCCTTCAGCACCTCCTCCTGACCCACCAGCGCCAATAGTGATTGCGTATGTGCCAGCCTCCATAGTTTGTGCAGTAAATTCTCGGTAACCACCTGCGCCTCCAGCGCCAGAGTTACTCGTTGATCCTGATGCACCCCCACCAGCAATTAACAAAACATCAAATGTTTCGCCACCGCTGGTAACTGTAAATGTTCCTGTCGAGTTAAAAGTATGTGCTTTATAATCAACGCCGCCATCAGTGTAAGTAGTCTCTGTGCCACCACTAGCTTCTATACTGCCACCTGCTCCGGCGGCTCCCATCATTGCGGCTTTACTCGATCCAAACGGCATAACTACGCTTCCTCTAACTCTTTAATCCGAGCAGCCAAAGACTCTGCTTCAGCTATTTCAACTGCTGTCAAAGGAACTTTTTGATAAGGCATTTCATAAACAGAAAGTTGCATACGCAAATCAAAATGTTCTGGACTAAAAAACTGCCACCATTTCCCAGTCAAATGATCCCACCAATAAGAAATTCCTTCTTCTTCTGAAACTTCAGGCCGTGTCGCAGGATCTTCCCGTAACCAAAACTCTTTAACATGAGGAGGTGCGGTGGGATCTCCACGCAACCAGTTACTTGGATCACTCATGCTATGTCCCCACCATTCGTATAAAACGCACCTTGTGTGCCCCCAGTACCTATTGTCGTGGCACTCTCAAAAGCACTTATAGTTCCTGAATCTGAAGCATCGTTAGAACTGCCTATTATCATGTCGTTACCGGCACCGCTATTAAACGTGCCAATAGCAATATTCGGTGTAGTTGTTCCGCTGTCTGCTCGATCCCAAACAAGATAGCTACTTAGATCTGTTGCGGTGAACTGCATACTATTAACAGTTGTTGTTCCAAGAGTTGTGCCATCAGTATTGAAACCGGCAACCCAACCAGTGGTATTTGTGCCAAGTATTGGACTTCCATAACCAGTCATGTAAACAGTATCATCGTACTTTTCGATTCCCTGAGCATAAAAAGATTTTTGGTTGGAATCAGAATTATAAAGTTGAGTAGCCCACGTTATCTCTATGTCCGCCGATGCGTTGTCGTTGTCGATTTTGATTAACCACGGACCATTGTGGGTTCCTGAACCGCTCACATTATCGCTATACCCAGATATGTAAATGTCTCCCCCATCACCAGTACCATCTACATAAATTCCCCCTGTATACATATTGTGTTCGACACCGTTAGCTTGCTGACGGATCACATAGGTCCAGTCCATATAACCAGAGCTATTGAACTTAGTGATAAACACATTGTTCATCGTGCCTGAACCGTCAACATTGGTTGCTGGGCCGTAACCAAGAATGTAAATATTTTTTTCGCTGTCAATATCGCAACCAGTAGCGTAAATAGTGTCGCTACCCCCGGTGCTGTTGTTTTTAACTCCAGCCAAATTTATGTTGTATTGGTTTTGTATATTTCCAGATTCGTTTTCCCAAAGCATTGCACAAGGAATAGTTCCGTAACCTGTCCAATAACCTTGGAATACTGTGCCAAAAAAATCGTCGTAAATATTTTTGGAAAATATCGCAGGACCGGTGATATAAGAATGAGGGGTACCCCAGTTAGTAATTGTGTTCGGGTAGATCTGTTTGATTGGAGAGCCTTGCGCTCCCGTGCTGTCGCTAATATCTCCTAGTTGTGTCCGTCGCCTATAACCCCCACCTTCATAGTTGTAGCTGTTAAAAGCATAAACAGTTCTACCGTTAGTGCCTTCTGTTTTAAGCATTCCGCCGCCTTCAACACCATACGGGTAACCACTCGTCGTTCTCCATGCGTCATACCAACTATTAGAGGACATAGTGTCGTTCCACTTAGTCATCATTATGTTGTCGTAATTGTAAGAAGAACCGCCGCTTGATTTACCTATTTGATAAACATTGCCTGAGCTATCAATCCATTGACCCCCACCTTGCCACGTCGTAGTAAGCATGTTCCACGTTGAAGCATCAGCGATCGCCCAAGTCCAACGACGAAAATTGTCAAAGGATGTTGGGGCAGCAGACCAACCATTAGTTATGTCGATCTCGCCACTCCCGAAACCAGAACCGTATTGTCCACCGCTTGAATTCTGTGATCGTCCACCCAGACGAAGTTTTTTAGTGCCACCAGAAATATATTTATTGATTGCGTAAGGATAGGTTTCTATACCACTTTCTATGTCAGCTAAAGGATCGCCATACATGGCGAACCACCCAAGCCCTGAGCCGCCACCGGCAGCACCGAACATTCCTGCTTTGAATGCGCCTAGAGGCATTATTAATCCTTACTGGAAGTCTTGACCAGCTACAAACCCATACCAAGTAGGAGCAGCACCGCCATCAAACGTGACGAAACAAAGAATATCGGCACCCGTAGTCGCAGTAGTCGTCAACGTCGGAGCAGTACCACCAGCCCACTTCACACTAGTAAACGCACCAGTACGAGAACCCGTACCATCCTGCGTAAGAATCAATGTCAACGCAGTACCAGCCTGCAACCCAGAACCCGAAGGCATCGTAAACGTACAGTTACCTGTCATCGTCCACGTCTGAGTGTTGCCGTTAGTTTCATCGAGAGTAACTGCGGTACTTGTGTTCCCACCGGCGTACACCGTTTCGGCATAATCCTTGTGAACTACTGCCGACATGATCTGATCTGCACCAACAACGGCACCAGAAAGAGTTGCGCCAGCAATCGTTGAGCCCGTCAAAGTGTTAGTCCACCCTGTCGTGCCAGTACCACTGTGCTCTAAGAAAGCGTTTGTTGCCGCTGAAGCAGCAGGCGCAGCGCTAATACCTAGTTTTGTTTCTACAGCAATCAAAGCAGTAGAAGCTGCACCATGAACTTGATCGTGTTCGTACCCTGACGCATCCAAGTCAGTTGTTGAGCTTGGAGTTACCTGTGTTGAGGTTGTATCAAGAGAT